CAGTGCGCTGACTGCAAGATTGTGAATTATGTCAACTCGACATTCACTCCCAAGCTCATCACCGACTACACAGCCGGAACAACCTCCGCAGTCGCTCAGGTCTACAACCCTCTCGCTTGCGGACAGTGTTGCAGTGGAGGAAACACCTTTGCCGGTCCTGCGGTTTAAGCGCAAGAGACGTAAGCCAAACTCTGGGGAGGAGTAATCCTCCCCTTTTAAGAGAGAGATTATGAGCAGTATTGATAAAGTCAGTTTAGCCTTGAGCGAATGGGGATTTAACGTTGCGAAGAGCGTGCTTCCTCAAATAAATATTCCTGCGGAGTCTGCTATAGGTAAATTTATGTATGGAATCTTAGGAGTTAACCCTGCTTCTTATAATGTCTGGAACGAGTTAGGCTTCCTTGCTGAGCCTATGATTCAGACCATGGTCACCCCTTTGGTTGGAAGATATATGCAGGGTATCCCAGACGAGCAGGTTAAGGACATTGCCCTAAAATTTGCAGACGCATTTGTAACGCAAGCGCAGCAGAAAGGCTCTGTCAATCTATTTGGTGTAGAGATGGGAGAAAACGCCTTTGCCGACCTCAAGGCTATTCTGACTTCTAAATTTGAAGAATGATGGATGATTATATAAAAAGATATGACGAGCTGTATGATGATATGGCTACGGCAAAAGACCCGAAGAAGATGATGATATTCGGGGATGCAGAGAAGTGGATGTTCCACGAGGTTGCCAAGAAACATCCGGATATTGCTGAGATGTGGCTAACAAAGCTGGAGGCAGGCAAATGGCACAACTATCTCTCAAAGACAGAAGCAGAACAGATTGCATCGGGAATAATAAATCAAGACGGTTCGCATGGGGCTCATTGGGATTATGAGACCTTCAAGGCAACAGTAGAATCCCTTGGGGCAAAGACAACCGATGAGCCTTATTATAACTGCTGGGCTTTGTGGATAATGATGAATGCTTTGTATAGTGACCACTACAGAAGTGCATCAGAATTTGTTCCCAAAGAAGCAATGCCAAAGTATTTTTATAACATGGCCGTTGAGAAACTTAAAGATATAGATTATCCAAAGTTTATCAGAAAATACTACGGAGTATAAACGAAGCCCTGCCACGATTCACACCGGAGCAGGGCTTTAATACTGCCATGTATTATGTTGAAACTTAATCCATAATAAACAGACATTATGCCAAACATTAAAAAAAAGAGAGGAGTTTTCACAACTGCTCTCTTATCCCAAATCTCTAAAACCCAAATATTACGCAAAACAAAAATGCATTATGACGCAACAAAGATAGGTAAATTCACAGAAATTCACAAATTAAAGAACTGATTATCTTTAAGATACTGCGCATTTTCTTCTTGAGTTATACGAAGGTATGTAAGGAATACCTGTTCGGTCTTGTGTCCTGATATCATCATACACCTATAGGTAGGTATTCCTGCCTTATACATATTGGTCAGACCGGTTCTTCTCGCTGTGTGTGACGATACCAACTCCCATTTCTCGTATCGCTCCTGCTTACCGCTCCTGCGAACCAGCACGTTTTCTTTGATGCCAGCTTCCTTGCAGACCTCTTTGATGTGTGCATTGAACTTCTGTCCGGAAATCTTAGGCATGGTGCCACCATACTTGTTAAGTATTTCCAAGACTCTGGGATGTGCTGGGATATCAACCGGAGTCTTACACTTCTGCGTAATGAAATGAATAATTCCGTCTGATATGTCGTTCATCGACAGTCTGGAGTAGTCGCTGAATCTCATGCCGGTATGACATCCGAGGATAAAGATATCTCTAACCAGAGCATGATTACCGCAGAGAGGAAGCTGGGCTACCTTCGTCACCTCTTCGTTAGTAAGATATACAGCATCCACCTGCTCCATCTCCTTGCGGAATGAGCGAAAGTCCTCGTTCTGGTGCAGCCTATTCTTGAACGCCTCGTTCATTGCTGCTTTGACGAACTTAATATGGGAACCACGGGTGTTTGCGCACAAGTCCTTCTCGTCACTCATCCACTCAATGAAATCCTCGCAGAAGGCATAGTTGATGTCATTAAACGTTGGTTGCTTCTGGTTCTTTTCCTCGAAGTATGATTCCAGTGTATTGTATGTATAAACCTTGTATCGGTTATACTTGTGCTTGGTATTCTCTTCCATTGCCCACTTTCTAAAGTAAGGAAGAAAAAGCATGGAATCATTCTTCTCAACCTTTGGAGTGGCCTTGACGTTGATTGCTTCTATGACCTTTGCTCTGAACTCCAGCAAGGAGTCATTGGTTACTTCTGCCTCTCTGGATAAAAGCTCTACCTTTGACTTGATAAGGTTAAGCCTAGCATTAAGGGTTTTGTAGTAAGGGTTAGCTTTAGTGAAGAGGTAGGTCTCCTTATCAAAGGTGGATGGGTCTTCCTTGAGTTGAAGAGAAATCTTCTCTCTCTTTCCTCCCTCTCTCAGTACGAGATAAAGCAGTGATGTCTGCTTTGCGTCCTTAAAGACGAATGTGTAAGTTTTCATGTTTTCTCCGGCATTAGTTGTTATTCTTTTGAGTCCCCTATTTATCTTTCGGGGGACGCATGGGGGACTCCTCAGGGGACAAAAATAATAAAAAATATTCCAACATTCAAAACTGAACATTGGAATAATCTTTACTTAAAGTTATTACAGATAGGATTTTACAACAATTTGCCGGAGTTTTAAAACCCACTGTGTAGCCCCGAGCAGAATCGAATCCCCCATGAGTATCAATGCTTTACAGGCTGGGGGACGCGAGAGGACATCATAAAAGCAACGTGACTCTTATATATATAAGGTATCGTATTTATTTAAGTTTAATTATCCTCTGGTTTGAACTACCCCTGAAGGGCAGCTCAGTTGTCTTTAATTCTTCGATGAATGGTCCATCCACAAGCACATCTATGTAAGGGAGTATCTGACTCAGCCAAGCATTGTCAAGTATCTCCTCATAGGTAAAGCCAGTATAGCACCAAATGGTCTTATTGGTCTCCTCCTTGATTCTACGAGCCAACTCCGTTACCGCATCGCATTGGTAGAGCGGGTCTCCACCGCTAAAGGTGACATCTGCGAACTCGTCATCTTTCACAAGGTCTAGCAGATAGTCTACCGTGACCTCATAGCCACCATTCATATCCCAAGTCTGAGGATTGTGGCAACCCTTACAGCCATGATGGCAACCTTGGAAGTAAATTGATGTGCGGAGTCCTTCGCCATCTGCCATAGTCTCGAACAAGATGTCCTGTATTCTTACTACCATAGTTTTACCTCCAATTCTTCCTTGGCTATTGCAGATACGAGGTTCTGCAATTCGTGTAAATAGGTAAACTCTCCGGTTCCGATTGTACAACAATCCCCGTTATCAATATGAACAGACCATTTGCGCCCACTATTAGTGTATCCTTCATCTATATCGAGTTTGTATTTATAGTCCTTATCCCAATATCGATAAAAGAGAACCAATGCCTTTTCTTCCTTGAAGCCAATCTTCTTCAGTAACTCAATCGTCACAGGAATACCTTGCAACTCATCTGGAGTAGACTCCCAATCCATACCCTCATTTGATGGGAAAGACAAACTTACATACCCTTCGCTTAACGAGGTAATTTGCATCGGGAATTTAGTATGGTTACCATCAAATACCCAGTCCCCAATTCTTAAATCACTTACTGCTATCATTGCTCAACTCCAAGTATTTATCAAGATACCACTTAATCTTTCCTATTTCCTGCTCTTCCTTATCCTTATACCCAAGTCTCCAGAGATACTTAAAGGCATTGATTTTACAAAACTCTCTGACGGCATTCTTACCAAAAGCACTAATCATTGCGTCGATTGCCTCGATAGAGCCTTGGTTATAATGCTGAGGTGACACAACCATTTCCTTCTCCATTACATCTTCATTTTAAAGTGTGAAATAACCTTATTCTCAAAGAGCGGATTAGGAGCTGCGTTCCTGCGCATCGTCGTAAATACCGCCTTGTACATCTTCTCTGCATCTGCTGCGTTCATATAGTTCTGGAGCAGCCTGACAAACTCATTTGACTTTGCGTTAAATCCGTCAAATGCTACAAGGTTTCCCTCCTCGTTCTCATCCAATCCCACGCCCCATGTAGCGTTATCTATCTGAGGTTGTATCTTATCCTCAAAGAGTACACTCGCCCTCTTCACTGTCTTGCAGTATTCGTTCAGCCCTTTGAGGAGAGGATTCTCTGTAGTGTTATATCCATGTCTTAGATAGGCTAGCTTGACTCTATCGTAGATATGAAGGACAACGCTCTGCGTGGCATTCGCCATCAAATACATCAGCTTCATTTCTTCGGGAATTGAAGACGCATCTATATCCTTATGGATTGCTTCTAGTTCTTCTTTTGTCATAGTTTGTGTATCTTAGGTGTCACATCTTCATAGGCTTCTAGGTAGGCTGCAAATATCATTGCGCCCCATTCTGTAAAAAATTTACGGCTCTTCTCTTTTGTCAGATTATACTCATACCATCTGACCTCGTGCGTCCTTTTCATCTGCGTTTGCCTTTAATTAGTTTTTGAAATCTATTCCATTGCTGTATCTCGGATGAAAAGAAGTCGGGATATCTCAAGACATCTTTCATCTTATTTTCCAAGTGATAAATAGATGTGTGATTTCGTTTCATGTGCCTTGCTATCTCTTGTAGCGTATAGCCTTCTTTCCTCATCTGATAAACAATCAGCATCCTTCCTATGACAAGCTCCCTCATCTTCGAGTCAGTAAGTATGCCATCCCCTACTATGCTTGTTGCAGCCTTGTACAATGCAAAGAATCTGCTTCCATCATCCTCAGGCTCCATGTCCAGAGAGTTGCTGA